ATGCAAGAGGTTTACGATCATTCATATTGGAACGTGTAACGGCCATTCATGCGATTGAATTTAGTATTTATGATAAGGATTATGGGTTTGCTGGAACGGCTGACGCTTTAATAGATATTGATGGAAAGTTAACAATATGTGATTGGAAGACTTCCAAGGAAGTCAGGTCAGACGAGATGTTATTAAATTATTGTCATCAACTTGGGGCGTATAATTATGCACTAAGAAAACTTACTGGTATTGAATGTACCCAGGCTTTAGTATGTATTGCTCGTAGAAGTGGAAAACCGCAGCTAAAACTATTAGATAGTCTCAGTCTACGGTCTAGTGAAATATGTTTTATGGAACGCTGTATGAAGTTCCAGGAACAGATAAAAGAGTTAGCTGTTGTCTAGTTTGGAATGTTTACCTTTTTCGATAGACCAATCATATTTATCTATCATGCCTTTGCAGTTTCGACACATTAAGGCACTCCAACTTAAGTGAAAAATTTTATCAATGTTTTGACACTCAGGGCATTTAATTAATGCACCCGAATATCTTTTACATCTAGAGTAACGTGTCATTGGTACGAAATTAGTCATCATAATCTCCTGGTTCGGGTAGTTCTTCAAATCTTTGTTGTGCTTGGCATTGAGCAGCAAAGACAATACCATCTTCATCAAATCCGAGATAATTATTATTTTTTATCTCTTCATAGGCTTCTTCAAAAAGATTTTCTAAAACAGCATCATTATCTGGTACGGGATATATACCAGCAGCTTCTAAATCCTGGATAGCTTTATCTTCCATAAAACTATCAACTGCTGATTGATGGTTGTGCATAAATGAGTCCATCATAATTCCTCTATATTTTCTATAACCCATTCTCCCGTATATTCAGTTTCAACATCAAACTGATTTATATTAGCTCTTGCCCTGGATCGGGCTTCGTCTTTAGTTTTAGCTTCAACTAAAACAGTAAAATAGTTCACTTCTGAACATTCAATTTTAAATTGGTTCATTTTTTTAACCTCTTTTTATTAGTGATATATAAATTGGCATATTTAACAGCCAATTCTGTATCTTGGTTCGTTTCAGCCCATTTCATAGCCTTATA